CCGAACCAGCACCTTCAAGATTTCCTGATGCTCAAGGAGTGTTCCCAACAGTCTCAGATGTTGCAATTATTGGTAAAATTAATACTGATGTTATTTTGCGTATAAATGAAGTGCATATTCGTGCGGGTAAGCATGAAAATGATAATATATTAAAGCTTAACACAAAAAATCCTGCTGAAATTAGCTTGGTTTATGAACAATCAACGACCAGCACAGCATTTGTAAGTAGCACAATCATTACATCCGATAAAATTGCCCTTATTGCCCAACAAGGAAATCCACAATTTAAAACAGCACGTGTTGAACAAAAAGACCGTGATAGAATATTTACCGAAGCTCACCCAATTGGAAGGGGTGATGTAATCGCACAGGCATTTGAAATAGTACGTAATGCAATTCTTAGCCATGTTCACGGATATTCAGGATTACCAGCAGATAAAAATGCTATCATATCTGATTTAGAGAAATTAGATTTTACTGAAATATTTAATAAAAACATTGTCATTAACTAAATTTGTAGTATCTTTGCCGTCCTATGACAATGAACGTACCTATACCACATGAGTTATTCACAGCATTTAATGATGTGACCTATTTCGATGAACCGCATAAATATTATGTGGATGGTAAGCCATTGGTATCAGTTACCACATTGATTCATAGGTATCAAGAAGATTTTGATGAAGAATATTGGTCAGCATATAAGGCTGCTCAATATGGTATGTCGCCAATGCAAGTCAAAAGAGCATGGCGATTCATTAATAAAAAGGGTACGATGAAGGGTTCGGCTATTCATGATTATGCTGAAAATAAGTTCCAAAATAAAATATTTGAATACCCGAAACAACAAATTTTAAATGAATTTGGTTTTGACCCAATTAAAATTGAGTATGACATGACTAAAAAACATGTCGATAGATTTTATGACGATGTTCAAGGTAGATTAATCCCAATTAAGACTGAGTTTGTAATGTATGATAAGGAAAGTCTTGTCGGTGGAATGTGTGATATTATATTTTGGAATGTAAAAGCACAAGAATTTCAGATTTGGGACCATAAAACAAATAAAAGTTTTACAATGGAAGAACCTGAAAGATATTTATCGGAAGAACTATACATGCTACAAGATTGTGATTTGGAAATATATTCCCTGCAATTAGAAATGTATAAGCAAATCATTCAAAGAAATACTGGAATTAAACTCGGTAAATCCTATGTGGTTTGGTTTTCACATAATAACGATAACTATAAAATCATCGAAACAAAAAATAGAGAATATTACGCAAATGTAATGTTCTCGCATAGATTAGCTGAATTAGCAGCATAAAAAAAGCCACAGTAATAGTGGCTTTCTTTTTTTTGTTGTTTGGGCAATTTCTTACATGTTAAGAATGCAACGCCACGGTTGTATCTCAAGTGTTATGTTGGTTAACTCGTCATTTCCGTAATCGTTATCACCAAAGTCAATTGATGTAATCATACATTGTTCCAAAAACCATTTTTCCACTTCAATACCAGTTGGGTCAAGTGCTTTCAATAGAATGTTTTTCTTATAACCCGCAGCATAACCCATACGACCAGTAAGTGATTCTGCGTGTAGACGAACCCATTCCATGAGTTGCTGTGACGTTGAAGGTCCTATCGGGTCAAGAAATGTCAATGACATTGTATCCCAAGTATATCTACCTGCAACATAATTTTGTTCATTCATATAAGGTATTGGGACTGAATTAATCTTCATTGAAGGTCTTTTGAACTTTTGTACCTTCCACACTTCAATACCTAATTCATCTGCAAATTCTGCAAAGAATCTATTTACTCTTTTTGGTTCGTATTCGAATGGGATACCCCTAATCATTTCTCCTGCCATGTTATTAAATTGTTTATTTTGTTGTAATTATTTTTTATGCTTTAAGATAAATACTCACATATTAAAAAATTTGTGAATTATCTTCTATTTGCTCTCATTTGTTTGTACGATAATTCTTTAACTACTGGAATTATTTCCTCTATTGCTGGAAATTCCGTTTCTTTTTCAAAAATAATTTCTTCTGGCTCACTGATTTCTAATTCTGGCTCAACAATTACTTCTTCTTGAGCTTCAATTACTTCTTCTTCGAGCTTTTCTTCAACTACTGGAATTTCTTCTTCAACTGTTTCCATTACTGGCTCAACAATTACTTCTTCCTGAATTTCAATTATTTCTTCAACTTCTGGTGTTACTGGTTCTACTGTTTTATTCTTTGCCATGATTATTTTAATTTTAATATTCTAATGTTATTATTATTTACCCGTTCTACGGATACGTCTTTCGATTTTATGACTTAAGATGCTAATTGTTCTGGTGTTAAAATTGGTGCTGACATAATATTTGTTTTTATTTAAGATTTGATGTTATTTTTAATTGAAAGAATGGAGACCTGCTATTAACAGGTCTCCTTCCTAATGTTATTCTGAGAATGATGCGCCTGATGGAGTAATTGTGAATGTTATCCCAATAAATTCAACCGCACGTGTTGGTTTTAATCCGATTTCACCATAAAGTTCGTTTCTATCACGAGTTTCTGTAGTGTTGTTGCTATCATCCATTTTAATTCTGAAATCCTGTAAACCTCTTTCACGTTTGATAGTGTCGAGAGTAGGAGTTGCTTTTGATAAGAACTGGTCGATAGTAGCTTGGTCGTTTTGTTCGAATACAAGTCTGATTGCGATATTAGCAATAAGAACCTTGATTTGAAGTAATAACCTACGTACATTTATTCTATCAAGTGCTGATTCTTTAACCTGTAAGGTCTTCTGTCCGAAGATAGCAGTTCCAGTATCGGCAAAGTCAGCCATAGGATTGATTCTACCAGCGTAGAGGATATCTCTGGCTTCAAGTGATAGTTTGTACTTAGATTTTCTTGCGTTGGTTACACCACGGTTTAAACCTGCTGGAGCGAACCAAGGGAATGAAGTATTGTCAGTATATGCCATTGCTCTTACAACTTCACCAGTTGCAGGAATGTAAACATTAACGTTGTTTTGAGTATCTCTCATTTGAATCCAAGGGAAGTATGTACATGAGTAACTTGAATCGATATCAGCAGTGTCAAGCAAGTCAGCAATGTCTGCTGCTGCTACTACGTCTGCCTTACCATTATCACCAACTGTCACATCAATTGATACGTCAGGTGAATCGATAACATATAAAGTATCAGTTCTTTGTTGCTCAATCATTTCGATTGTATTCTGAACTAAAATGTTTTGGCTTGACCAGTTAATTGCAGGGGTAGCAAATAAGTTAATTGTTACTTCTTCTGGGTTAGAATAGGTATCAATTGCTGCTTCCCATGCTTGGAAGTCATTTGTTGGAATTGCATTAGGTGCAACACCATCGTAAATACCGTTTTGACGGAAATCATCACCGTATGAACGTACAAATCTATAAACATTCCAACCATCAAAACCACCTGCGGGTGCAAATGTGAATTTTCTTGTTGAAATTAAGTAGTATGGATTTGTTGGGTCTTGTATATTGTTGATTGTTTGGAAAACACCAACACCACAGTCAAAATCATAACCATTTGAAGTAACGCCAGAAGCGTCAACGTCCATGTGGAAACCATTTGTTTTAACATGGGATAACAATGCACCAGTATTTGGGTCATGTGCTACTTGTCCGTTGAAATTGAAGTAGTTTTGGTTTATTCCAGTTCCAATGTTGCTTGCTGCATCATATGCATTTTCTGAAATTCCTAAGAATACTTTTTTGATTCTTTCGTCTTCATTATATTTGGTTTTGTAGAAGATTTTAGGAGCTACACCAGCAGTTACACCACCAGTTGCAGTTGTACTAAAATTGTTAAATAAATAACCTTCAAAACCAGCAGGGAAGTCACCAATAGTAATATCGGGAGCTACTTCAACCATGATGTATTTACTCAATAAATCGTATTCTCCATCGGATGTACCAATTCGTTGTCCAATATAGTTATTGTTACCTTTAACTAAACCGCATCTTGTGAATGATTCTAATACGCTTGGATTTGCATCAGTATCGTAGAAATTACGAATAATCACGTCAAATTCAAGTGTAATTGGATTGATGTTCTGAATGGTAATCTTAATTTCTTGGTTAGCTGCATCACCATCAGAAATACTAATAAGTTTGAATAATCTACTTACTGCATTACCTTTAACCTGTGATACTACCCAAGGAGTTTCAGGAGTTTTAAATTGTGTTTTATAATCGCTGTAGAAATCACTGTCGCATTCGATTATGTCCTTACTAATTCCATATGCGTATGATGAAATACCTGCAATACCGAAGGTTGTTAAACCTGTTGGATATGCAACACCGTCACCATCGAGCTTACCTAATAAATCAGGATAGGTTGCCTCTACCCAAATCATTGTAGTCTTATCGTTAGGTTTTGAACCAATTACATTTGGTAAAAAGCTTGATGCGTTTGGATTCATTGAAACAACATAAGTTGCTTTAGTTGTACCACTTGATGCAGTCAACTTAAATGTGCTGAATAAATCGCCAATACCTGTTAATGTGGTATTACCAGATAAAGCAATAGCGGTTGTTTTAGCAACAGTTATTGGTGCAGCATTTACTATGTCTTGAACATAACCCCTACTCCTTATTACTGCAAGTACCATATTTGAATATGCAGTATATTCAGAACCAGTGAATACTGTTGAACTACCTGTTGTAGTACCACTACCAGTTACATTATCATATGTAATGACTTTAAATGCATGTGATATACCTCTAAAACCAGTTGTGCCAGTTTTTGTGAAGCCTGAAAAGCTTACACCAGTATCGCCAGATGCATTCAATGTAACACCCAAGTATGAGTTATTAGTAAAAGGTACTGGTGTTGGTAATGATGTTGTTGCGCCTTGAACAATTGTTGTTGGGTCAAGACCCGCACTTAATTTAACTACCCATGCTTTTCCAGCGTCATATCCGCTAAGACCTAATACTCTTGTCACCCATAATTGATTTGATTCTTCTAAATAAGAATTAGCTACATATGGTAATTGATATTGAAGACTGCCATCAGCAAATCTATCAACACTTTGTCCACCAAACCTATTAGCATATTCAGTTTTGTCTTGTACAAACACTGGTTCGAAGGCAGGTCCCTTAAGGGTTTCGCCAACAAGACCTAATGTTGTTATGCCTACATTACGTGTTACGAATGTAAGGTCACGTTCTTTAAATTTTACACCCGGTGAGGTGAATACAAATTCTGCCATGTTTTTTAATTATTTATCGTTTTTATTGTTATTTTAAACTCTCTTTCTACAATAAATACTGAAAATAAATGCAAAAGGTGTATTACCTTTATTATTATAAGCCTCTCAATCTTACCAATAAAAACAGATTTTGAATTATTTTAATTTTTTCATATTCGATTTCCATTTTTTTTCTTTTTTTATGTCTAAATTTTTCATTTTTTTCCAGAAATTATTTTTAAAAAAAAATGAAAATAATTGAAAATAAATTCTATTGGTAGGGTTTTCATTGATTTAGTATTTATAAAAAACAGATTATATTATGAATAAATCGCAAAAAATATACTTCGATAGTAATGAAATTGGTAATAGCCAATATATAAAGGTTAGACTCGAACAAGATGTTGATACATTTGAATTTATGTCAATGCAACTTAGTACAAAAGATGTGTATCAGGACTTCAATTCAGATTATGGTGTGTT